CGAACATGGAATACATTTTCAGAGAAATCCATTTGAGATTTTTCATCATCTATTGTGGGGGTGCGAAATTTTAATGCAAGGAATTCTTGACCTATGATAGGGCCTATGTTAGATAATCCATATTGAGATTGTATGGTCGCTTCACCATAGAGAGAGTTATAGTCCATACTCTCCCATATTTGTATATTGATAAGATTCTTGGTTATATCCTGTACCAAACCAGTAGAAGTATGTAGTTCTGCAACTAGGAGTTCAAACTGGCCTGCACGTTCTATTTCAGTCGCCGCCATTAAACAATACTCTGTTTTATAAGTTTCTCAAATTCATCCGTTACTTGTTCAACATAAGTAGGATCTAGAAGTCTTATTTGTCTTATTTCATCCTGTCGTTCTTGTTCGTATTCTATATTGGTAATAGGTGTTGCACTAGGGAAATCAGTATTATCCGTTCCAATATTAATTTTTACAGTTGTATCACCAGAGGTTTGATTTATCTCATAGTGATGTGTGTCATTAGGGTTATCATATTTGTCATTGACGAATTGCAAGAATTGTGGGGTAGTCAAAGGCCATTGATGATAACGATCAGTAATATTATTAAACAGAAGGACTATCCATTGATATTCTGTATCACCATATAATTTAAATGCAATACTTTCTGGACTCTCACCCTCTTTAACATCGTATGTATCAAATAGAAGGGTTTCGGCTCTCACCTTTGTCCTCATTGCAACTCGTTTGAGAAGGTTAGTGACTACAGTGAGCTCACCATCACCTCTGCCATCATATACGAATAAAGGAAATTTATCGAAATACATTAGTAACCCTCATCTATTCTGTCACGAACAAGAATTTCCATTTCTTGAAATGTTAGAGTCATTGATATTCTAGAAGGTGGAGCACCACCACCATGTAATCCTTCTGACTCTCTAAATGCAGTAAATCTATCTGCACCATATGATACATTTATATCTTTTAGAAAACAGGTGGATATTTTATTCAACCAAGTGTTAGGGCCATTTTTATACATATATTCTATATCAAAAGTATCTGGTATAGTCATTGTGGTTGCAGAACCTACAAAATTAGGATGTGCATGGAATTTAAACATATGTATGATGTGTTGCACAGTTTTAGATTCTTTCTCACTTTTGGGCATGAATACAAAACTAAAATTGAAACTCCTTCGATTAACACCCTTGAAAGAAAGTTCCATTTTGTTACTCATGATTTTACCTTGTTCGATTTGTTCAGAGGCACGAATACCAGGCGCAACTGCATCCATACTTTTCATCAACATACGTTTTACACCCTCTTCAAGAGTACCAAAAGCTGCCTTTCCACTTGCGCCTGCCTCTGCACTTCTCTGTTTCATGGTTGCCTCTATTGCATCAAAAACGTGTTTAAGTCCCTGACCAAACATACCGATTTCTACATCTTGGTAATCAAGAGAATAGGTTGTTTGTACTGTAGGAGGCATATACAATGCAATGGAAGTACTCAGTCTGGTTGTGGGAAATTTTTCTGCATATAGATTATGTTTTGCACCCTTAATGGCTGTACTCTTACTAGATTTTTGACTAAATCTTTCTCTTCCTCGTTTATCTACGACAACAACATTTGGCCCTATGGGTGGCCCGCCTGGTTTATTAACAGTTTTAAATTCTTTGTTTGCATCTTGTCTGATTTTTTCTATGTTCTTGTTCTTTTTTGTGCGTCCTAGTTTTGCACCCTTTGACTCATTTATATGAAATAGGATATAATGTCCCTGTTGTGGATCTGTTTCTACATCTTCTGGATATGCAAGGTTATTTGTATAGAATTGACTTTTATTTTGAATACCACTAGTAGGAGAGTTATCCCTACCTTTACCGTTGATAAGGCCTCTTGCGTTATTGGCGATTCCTTTAATAAGACCTTTGGAGAAGTTTCCGGCGAGTCCTTGTACCACTTGACGGGCGGGATTTGTCATGTCTAAATATCCTTATAACTGTTAGAACTATTTATGCACCATGAGTTACAAAGGGAAATATAAAATACGTCATCCTCGAAAATACAAGGGGAATCCTAACAATATCGTATATCGTTCTCTATGGGAACGTAAATTTATGGTATATTGTGATAATAGTGAGGCCATTATAGAATGGGGTTCTGAAGAAATAGTTATACCCTACCTATCTGCATGGGATAACAAAATGCACAGGTATTTTCCAGATTTTTATATTAAAGTACGACAGGCCGATGGTTCGGTTAAAAGAATGATAATAGAAGTGAAACCTAAGAAACAATGTAAACCGCCAGAAAAGAACCCTAAAAGAAAAACAAAAAAATGGTATACTGAGGTTAAACAATGGGGTGTAAACAGTTCAAAATGGAAATATGCAGAAAAATTTTGCAAAATGAATGATATGGAGTTTAAGATATTAACAGAGGATCATCTGAACATTCGATATAAATAATGATATGGCACAAAGTAAGTTCATACAATCCGTCAAAGATGAGGCAGGAGGCCGCCCACGATCTACTCAATGGTATAGGGACAAGATCAAGGAATTCGGTAAACCAGGCGCTCAACAACTGATACGAGATGGTAAACGATCATCTTCACCATTCTATGGTAGATTGAATATGTTCTTTTACAACCCCAAACATAAAGCCACCCTTCCTTACTATGATACTTTTCCTTTAGTGTTACCTCTAGAATCATATTCTGATGGGTTTCTTGGTATAAACTTCCACTATTTACCCATAGGATTACGAATACGATTACTTGACAGGTTGGTAGACTTCAGTAATAATACGAAATTTGATGAAAGTACTAGATTGGTAGTAGACTATAAAAAGGTACAGAATATTAGACTAATTAGACCTACTATTCATAAATACTTAAAAGGGTTTACCATGTCGCAATTTCGTAGGATAGATGCAGATGAATTGACCATTGCGGCACTGTTACCAGTACAACGATTTAAGAAGGCTTCTGATAAAGAAGTCTGGAAAGAGTCTAGAGGGATGATTTAATGGTTGCAAGTTTTATAGAAGGTACAGGGTATGGACTACTCAATGATGTGTTGGGTGCATTTAGATCAGATGATGGTAGTGCATTACCTAATAGGTATGAGATAGAAATTGCACCGCCTTCAGGCGTAGGTGGTAGTGGGTCAGGCCCTAAAGGTCGTAACAGTTTGGCTAACGTATTTTCTTCATTTCTACCTTCTGGTATTAATCCATTTGGTGGTGGAAGTTCAGCTGGTGGACTGAGGAATATTGTACTCAAGGCAGAACAGGTTACCTTGCCTGGACGTAATTTAGAAACGGCAGATGACCCTAACGTATATGGCCCTATTCGTAGAGTTGTGAATGGGGTTAACTTTGCAGAAGATATACAAATTACCTTTCAGTGTAGTACTGGATTAGAAGAGAGGAAATTTTTTGAGAATTGGCAGACCACTTGTTATGATACGGATTCATGGAACTTAAACTATTATAACGAATATTGTGGTACGTTAAGTATATTCTTATTGGATAAGAATAATACAAAAAGGTATGGACTCAAGTGTTGGGAAGTATATCCCAAAACGGTTGGTGGTGCAGAATTAAATTATCAACCCGCTGGTGACATACTAAAAATTGCAGTTGGATTTCAATTTAGATATTGGGAGGCAATTGACAAAGAAAGACTTGGAGGGAAATCTTCTGTATTTGAAAACATGGCGAATACAGTGATTAACTCCGCTGAAAGAAACCTTATGAGAAATGTTCCAAAGGTGTTCAAACTATAGTATAAAGGATAGATTATGTCATTACCTAGAATGAATTCTGTGACGTATAAATTGAAATTACCGTCATCAGGAGAAGAAGTAAAATATAGACCATTTGTAGTAAAGGAACAAAAAAACTTAATGATTGCAAATGAATCTGAGGATGAGAAAATTATACAACAGGCGATTGGTGATGCAATCTCTGCCTGTACATTTCAAAAAGTTGATCCTTGGGTTCTCCCTTCATTTGATGTTGAATATCTCTTCATTAATATGCGGTCAAAATCTGTTGGTAATTCAGTAGAAGTAATTGTTACGTGTCCAGATGATAATGAAACAACT